CGTTCGAGCATTACCCGTCGAACACCTTTGATAACGGAAGGATTGGCCTTACCGATCTCATCGAAGTTCAGGATAATCGGCTCGTTCAAATGCACACCCAACTCTTCGTTCGGGATGAACCGCACGAATGGTTCGCCGTTCAGGTCAGCCATGTTCGGCAAGAACAAGTCACCCAAGTCCTTGTTGGTGCAGTCGAAGCGTACGACGCGGTGGTTCGGTTTCAACTCCGATAGTATCTTTTCTACTGAGGTCTTACCCGTACCGATGTGACCTTCGAGGATCACGGTACGCATATGCCCGATGGTAGCGATCAAGTGTGCTGATTCGTTTAGGCCAAGTGCGTATAGGTTTTGTAGTGAGTTCATTTTAGTTTCCTTAAATATCAAGTGAAGGTAGGTTTGCGATGGCTTCATCCAACGCTTTCTTGGTGTCCAAGCGCAGACTTTCGTTGTGCTTGAGCATATCTGCGGACTTACCAGACATGGCATTCCGTAGAATCTTTTGTACCGTCTGCATGTTTGCATCACCGGTAAAGTTGAATCGTTCAAGAACTTCCACAGTTCTTTGTACGTGCGTATACGTAGATTCCTTGAAAATCTTAAAGTCAGGATTAGACTTCTTGGCTTCTCCCGTATAGTTCAACGCATCACGTAGCTTCTCTACGTTCTTGCGAGTCTCAGCCCACACCGAGTCGCTGAACTTCTTCATGCGTTCCCTGTGCTGCTGTTGGTAGATGTCGTTGATCTGATTAGCTGCGCTCTCTTCCAGATCAGTAATGAAGTTATCGGGCACCGGCTCAATGGAATAGCTCATGTGGAACTTCTTATCCATCTCCTCAACGGTCGGGTAGTCGTCGCTGTTGTGCAGTGCACCTAGCCGCATCCTTTCTTCGATCACCGCATGGCGGTAGCCATCGTGCTGCACACCTTTGTTGTCGGTGTAGCCGTTCATGAACTTGTCCTTCCAGTCGTAGAACTGGGTCTTGAACTCCGACATGGTGTTTACATACTCAGGCAGATCCTTGGTCGGGATGATGTACTCGTTGTTCCCACCGCAGGCCATAGTCATGGAGTAGTGGGTGTTACGCGCCTTGCCGTTGTAGTAGTTCAGCTTCTTGAGCGCCACGTTGTCAGTCATCAAAGACTTCTTGAACTCACCCACGTTCTTCAAGTTGTTAGTGTTCTCAACTTGCTGGGTGGCCTTCTTGTCAGTCTTCTTGGCTGTCCACACGCCGCACGTAAACGACGCTTTCGCAGCAGATGATTTGAGACTGGGCACGTCTACGCGCTCCAGCTCTTGCGGTTCTTCTTGTACTTCCGTACTAAGATCTTCAACGGTAGGCATATTTAGTGGCCCGTCTTCTACGATGGTTCCTATACCGACGTTGCCGGTAGAGTCGATACTAGCGTCAACACTTTCCTGCTCTGCATGTACGGTTTCCTGTACGTCCGCACTAAGATCTTCATTGATGCGCTGCATCTCTTCTATTTTGTCCATTGCTGGCTCCTCAGTTATGAGTTTTCCAAACTCAGTTAAGTTCTTATCGTTCATCTAAAACCACCCCGACGAGAATGTGTCAGTCTTAACCAACTTGCCGTTCTTGCCGACGTAAACAGGCACAAAATCACAAAAGTCTGGCGACTTCCTGCTGGTGCGAACGTGATATTCGACGCCCTCCTTTGGTTTGAAGTCACGCAGACGCTTCCTGCCGATGGCTGTGCGAAGCGAATGTTCTTTCTTGCTTATCCAATACATATACGTATTTCCTCACTTTCCTATGTGTTGAATGTCCGCAGCAGGGATGACCTGATACGCACCTTTGTTGTAGGCAATAGCTACAGTGAAGTTTCCACTGTGCTGCCCGGTTGGTTTCTTGTACGTAAGTACAAAGTTCTTAGTGCCAGCGTTGTGGCTTGGGTACTTGGCACGATGTTCAGCGGCGATCTGCTCACCGACTGTAGCTTCGCGCTGCACCATAGGTTTGAACGGACGCACACGGCGCACGTTCCGCATTGGTTTGTATCTGCTTGGCATATAGCTGTCTCCGTTGGTTTTTGTACGGACGTACAAGACGCCCAGAAATGGTGCTCGAAATAAAATACGAATTACCAGTTTCATAAGATATTATACCATAACTATTATCAAATGTCAAATAGCGGTAAATAGTGTGGTTTCGTAGTAGAGTTTGTAATGTACTTGAATGTACTTGAATGTATACCAAATGTCCTGTTGCGAGGGTTTGTAAGTCTTTGATTTATAAGTAATGAATGAATGTATGCAAATTTGGGGTGATTTTGAGCCGCAAAAGGGAGGGAGGAAGAGCTGGAGTTTATTTCTAAGAGATTAGAAATAACGTACGAAAATTAGCAAAATAAAATCCTTCTCTCTCTTCTGAAAAAGTGGACATTATAAATTATCTATCTCTATCTATAGATTTAATACTAATACTAATAAATACATACCATTACTTGATACTGTTTACCACGAAACAAATGTCCACTTTTGCCTGAAAAAAAAAATACAATAGGTGGACAATAGGCCAAAAAAAAATACATTGTATATAAATCAATGACTTACGTGCGTACATTCTAGATTTGTACGGTCGTACAAAAAAGAACTTATGCGTAACGCGAGGCTCGGCGCGGATCTAGGAACTGGTTTCAGTTTTTGTACGGTCGTACAAACTTTTGGCGTGACGCTGCGCTAGGCTTGGTGCTCGGCGCGGATCTGGGAACTGGTTTCGGATGTGCTGCGTGCGGCGCGAGGCTCGGCGCGGATCTGGGAACTGGTTTCAATAGGTACAAAAAAAGGGAGCCTTTCGGCTCCCTGTAGATCAGAATGTTTGGTTGATATCGTCTTTAATGGATTTACCTGCTGACCAAACCCACCAGATTGATGCGCCGATCATAGCACCAGATAACAGTGCGCCACTGTACGTTGCCGTCATATAGGTGACATAGGTAAGCATCGTGACAGCCGAGCCAAGGATGTAGGCCAAGATTAGTCGAATCATTTTTGTTTCCTTTAAGATGTTAGAAAAAAGGGGGCACTTGCGTGCCCCCATGTTGGTTTATAGTTCAGAGATCATAGCAATGTATTCCAGCTCGCACCCTTGCTCGACAGCACAGTCTTGCAGTGCAGCGAGTTTATACTTCAGCTCATCCGCTGGCATATTCTCGTCAGCCATTCTACGTTTGTAGATCGCTGTAAAGCTAGCCGCATCGCGCTGGGCTTCCGTTTTAGGGATTGGATTCCCGTCCTCGTCTGCACGTTCTAAGGTTTCCAGCCGTTCGCGGATCTTGCGAATCCCCTGATTAGCGTCATCCTTTAGCTCTCGCAGTGCTATAGAAACCCGTTTCGGGTGTCCAGCAGCCTCGAGTTTAGTTGCACTCATTTCCCATAATGGGATTAAAGGCACTTCGCTATAATCGTCACTAGCTTCAAGTCTGGTGGCATAGTTTAGTTTCGCAGCATCATAGAATGCCTTTTGAGCTTTATATGCCGGATCGTCTTTACCTTCCGCATAGTCTGCTGCGACCGCTTGCGTATAGTGCTTGGACGTAAATCCGCTTTCGTGCGCCCACTTACAGTAGTCGCCTAGAGAATTTTCGTATGCCTCTTCAGCCTGTTTTGCTTTGGACTGACATGCTGCGACAGATTCCATGCGCTCAAATGCGCCGGTTATATCCGCATTGATGCCATACACTGCCTGCTGCAGTTCAGACTTAGCAGCGGCCATTGGTTGCGCTTTTACATCGCGCTCGATGTTAGCTTTTTTAGCCATAGTTTATTGTTTCCAATAGTGTGCGGCAGACGGTGCCGCGACCGGTCAGGCGGTTATCCGCCCGACACAATTAGAATCCCACGGGTTTTCATTTTTGCAATAGATAGCACCCGAAACCTTGTACGACCGTACAAAATACCCACCCCGCCCCCACCCGCCGCTGTACTATTGCGGTTATGTCTGCGTGTATTATTACTAATCTCCACGAACATTTCGGTTTTCTGCCCGTTTTACCCCCACCCCCCTCTACACAGGGAACCCCCCACCCCAAAAATAAAAGTCCCCTCAAAAAAATTTTTTGTGTATATTTCGCCAAACGGCTACTAGCCAGCGACACAACATATGACTTTACTTATCACCCCCGAGATAGGCGTGCCTTTTTCTGATGAGGCTTCGTATGAAGACCTTAGACTTAGGGCCGAAGCTGCATGTAACACTGCCTTGGTGTTATCGGAGCATGGGTTAGATGTTGCACCTACAAAGGAAGACAAGGACGTGGCAGCAAAGATTACGGCGGCTTACGCTGAAGACCCTGAAAGAACTTCTAAGAAAGCTACGACCAAGAACATCTCAACGCTTACACCCGCATCTCTAATACTTACGAGCAACATACTCCAAGAGTTTGGGCACTCCGTTGCCGAAAACGCCGTGCAGATACGTCATCTGGTTACTAATAAGCTGTTATTAGAGTCAGAAAACGATGACCCACGTATTCGTATGCGGGCTTTGGAACTTCTGGGTAAGATCTCAGACGTAGGACTATTTGCAGAGAAGTCAGAAGTGACGGTTACGCACCAATCTACTGAAGATCTGCGTAATAAGTTACGTGGTAAGTTGGAAAAGCTGGTTCATCCTGTAGAAGACATAGAGGATGCAGTAGTTTTAGACGGGGAACGTATAGATTTGGACGAAGTGTTAGGGCCAGAAGTATACGATGACTAGCTCTATAGCCAGTTTTACTGAGGAAGAAGTACAGCAGATGCTCGAAAACCTTGATGCGTTTACCGACGAGGAGATTGTCGAGATAAATCGGATTGTGGATGAGCTAGAAGTACGCAGAAAGAACAAAGCAGCGTACAACGACCTTATAGAGTTCTGCAAACGGATGCAGCCAGACTACATTGTGGGCAAACACCACCGTATGTTGGCGAATATGCTCATGGATATTGAGGCGGGTAACAAGGATCGCATTTGTGTAAACATCCCACCGCGCCACGGCAAGTCTCAGCTTGTCTCTATCTTCTTCCCAGCGTGGTTTTTGGGGCGGAATCCGAACAAAAAGGTGATGATGGTGTCGCACACCACCGACTTGGCGGTGGATTTTGGTCGAAAGGTGCGAAATCTCATCTCTACAGACGACTATCAGGCCATATTCTCCACTGTACAGCTTGCCAGCGACTCAAAATCAGCCGGTAGATGGAATACAAACTCTGGCGGCGAGTATTATGCGTGCGGTATTGGCTCTGCACTGGCGGGCCGTGGTGCAGATTTGCTGCTGGTAGACGATCCACACTCGGAACAGGACGTGATTAACGGCAACTTCACGGTATTTGAGAAGGCATACGAGTGGTTTACCTTCGGTGCACGTACTCGTCTGATGCCGGGGGGCCGTGTTGCGATAATACAGACACGGTGGCATCAAGATGACCTGACTGGGCGCGTTGTACGTGATATGACGCAGAATGATCGGGCTGATGAGTACGAGGTGGTTGAGTTCCCTGCCATACTGGAGATTGAGGACGAGGAAACGGAGGAGATTGTAGAGAAACCCCTGTGGCCTGAGTTCTTTGACCTAGAGGCACTGCTGCGAACTAAGGCGTCGATGCCTACATTCCAGTGGAACGCGCAGTATCAGCAGACACCCACGGCGGAAGAGGCCGCGCTGGTCAAGCGTGAGTGGTGGCAGATTTGGGAGCAGGACAACCCGCCGTCATGTGAGTACATAATTATGTCACTGGACGCGGCGGCAGAGAAACACAACCGTGCGGACTACACAGCACTGACTACATGGGGTGTGTTCCTCAACGAAGAGTATAACAACTACCACATCATCCTGCTGAACAGTATAAAGCAGAGGCTGGAGTTTCCAGAGCTGAAGGACTTGGCGATGGAGGAGTACGCTGAGTGGGAACCCGATGCGTTCATTGTGGAGAAGAAGTCATCAGGCACGGCGCTGTATCAGGAGATGAGGCGTATGGGACTACCCGTTTCAGAGTATACGCCGCACAGGGGGTCAGGTGATAAGCTAGCGCGTCTTAATTCAGTATCTGATATTGTAGCGTCTGGTTTGGTATGGGTACCTCCTACACGATGGGCAGAAGAGGTAATTGAGGAGATTGCCGGATTTCCGTTTATGAGCCATGATGACTTAGTTGACTCAACGGTCATGGCACTCATGCGTTTCAGGCAGGGCGGGTTCATACGACTGCCGACAGATGAGCCGGAAGAACCAAGATATTTTAAGTCGCGGCGGGGCGGCTTCTACTAGAGATAGATTATGGCTATAGAAAAAGGTTTGTACGCAGCACCTGAAGGTATTGATGCAGGTATAGATAGTGAAGCTCCCGATCTGGAGATTGAGATTGTAGACCCAGAGATGGTGACTCTGGATGACGGTAGCGTAGAAATCACAATCATACCCGACGCTGATATTGGCGACATCATGTCGTTCGATGCAAACATTGCGGATTACTTAGATGACGGACAGCTTAGCGAATTAGCCGATGATTTGGTTGGGTTAGTAGACTCAGACATCGGTAGCCGCAAAGACTGGGCCGATACATTCGTCAAGGGTCTGGATGTGCTGGGCTTCAAGTACGAAGAGCGCACTGATCCGTGGGAAGGCGCGTGTGGCGTGTACTCTACAGTCCTAGCCGAAGCTGCTATTCGCTTCCA